GGTCTCGGCACCGGGGTTGCTGGCGTCGCCCGCCGGAGCCCCGAGAGCCGTCAGATACTTGTTGGCGTAGGAGCCGACGGTGGTGCCCAGCGCATCCTGCCGGTCGGTCTTGCCGATGGAGCCCTCGCCGCCCAGCCACGCCTGCGCGGCCCCTGCCTCGCCGTGCTTGGCCACGTAGTCCCCGAACTTCTTGTCGAAGATGGCGTCTTGGATCTTCGGATCGGCGAGGAACTCCTCCGGCGTCACGGTGCGGCCCAGCACCTCCTGCGACCAGATCGGGATGTTCTTGCCCATGATCTGGTAGCGGCCATACGCCCGATCACGCCCCTGCTCGGGGTCGCCGGTCAGCACCCCCAGAGCCTTGTAGTCGCCGGAGCCCGCGCTCTCGATGGAGGCAATGGCGTCGCGCCTTTGCTGGGGAGAATACTGGACGACCTGCGTCCCGGCGGTCGGCCCCTGCTGCGCTCCGCCAGCGCCGCCGACGCCGCCCCCGGCTTGGAGCCCCCACAGCTTGGCCTGCTCGGGGTTGAGGCCGCCCTCCCACGAGCCGCCGCCCATGCCAATTTTGTCCCCTGCGATGTCGAAGTGCATCAGGTCGAGGGCTCCGTACTTGCCCTTGCCGCCCGAGAAGTACCCTCCCCAGCGCATCTGCTTAGCCAACTCAGGGTCGGTCTGCAGTGCATGCTGGTAGAGCGCGTTGGCATATTCCTGATACGCAGCGAACGTCGACGGATCCTGATAGTTGGCCAGCGCCGCGCCGGACCTGGGATCGGTCAGCTGCACGTCCATGGCGTTGCGCAGGCCATGCTGGCGCTTGTCGCCGGGCCGGTAGCCGGAGGTCGGCGTGACGCCGTACTTGTCGTATTTGAAGCTCTCGATGAGCCTCGCGAGACGCGGGTCGACATTGTCGAAGAGGGAGGAGCGAGCGGCCATCAGGCGGCGTGCCTCCTGCTCAGGATGCCGTAGTCGACATGGTCGAAGCCGTCGATCTGCTGCACGGCGTCGGGGTGCAGAGCCTTGGCCTCGTCGGCCATGACGCCGACGTGGGTCTCCGGGCCGTCCCAGTAGCGGAAGGTGTAGAGCGGCACGCCCGCCAGCTTGGCCCCAATCGACACGATGTTGGTCTTGGCGCGGCGGTCGGAGAGCAGCTTCAGGCCGCCGCCCGCGAGGCTGAAGATCCCGGCATTGGTCTGGGCGGCGTTGTTGGCCTTGATGCCGTAGTTCTGCATCATCGCGCCGGAGATATCGAACGGGTTGACTTGACCGCCCGAGAAGCCGGGGGCGTTCGGCATGTAGGACTGGCCCATTCCGGCGAGGGCTCCGATGGAGCCGACCTTGCGGTTGTAGAGGTCGCCCTGCTCGCCGTACATCGCGCCCCGCAGGGCATTGCTCTGGTCGACGCGGGTGTTGGCGTTCTGCCAGTTCTGCTGCAACGTCTTGTTGACGCCCTCGGCCTGCGACCGGGCCTCGGTGCCCGACTGGTTGAAGGCCTGCCGCACGGCCTCCCCGGTGGCGTCATCACGCTGGTTCGCGATGTTGTAATATTGCTGCCCGCCGGGCTCCATGCCGCGTGCCGCCAGCTGCGCGTCCTCGGCCTGATGCTGCGGCGCGACGCCCCGGTTGTAGGAGGACATGATGTTGTCCTCGACTTGCTTGCGGTAGTTCTGGTCGGGCGTCTGTAGCGCCGGGCCTTTGCCGTAGGTCTGCCACCCCGGGAGCCCTGTCGGGTTGAAGCCCTTGGCCAGAGCCGCGCTCGACGTCGTGGCCGCCTGATTGGCCGCCTGCGCCATCGTGTAGCGCATCTGCGCTTCCTGATCGTAGACCTTTTTCTCCTGCGGCGACATCGTGGTCGTCTGCGTGAAGCGCGGGATCTGGCGGCCGGTCGTCGGGTCCGTGATGTAGCTGGAGACGTCGCTGGTCGTGGTGCCCTGCGGCCCGACCGTCTTGGCGTTGCCCATCATGGTGTTGGCGAAGGCCGACGAGTAGTTCTCGTCGCCCTGTGCCTTGGCCATCGCATAAGGGTCAGGAGCCTTGGGGGTGGAGACCATCAGTGTACTCCCGGCTGGTCAGCGTGGGTCAGCTTCTTGGCGTTGACGGTGTGCCGCCACGGCCTGCCGTTCAGGTAGGGGCAATCCTCGGGGAGAAGCCCGAACAGCACGGCGTCGCGCCTGCCTTCGATGGCGCGGCGCTTGTAGCCCTCGTAGCGGAAGCCCATGCGCCAGACCTGATTGAGCGCCTTCTGGTTGGCGGGATCGATCTCGGCAGTGATGCGGCTGGCCCGCGAGAACACCGCCGTGACGACCGTCGTCAGCAGCTTCCGCGTCAGGGCTCTGGCGTCGAACAGCACGGTGGTGACGTAGGCGTCGCACCAGCTTTTGAACTCGAACACGATGATGAGGACGGCGATATTCCCGTCGCGCACGGTGCAGCAGAACCACGTCTTTTCGTCCGAGAATTCGGTCGTCGAGAAGTCGACGCCGGTCTCTTGCGACAGCAGCAGGACCGCATCCTCGCGGAGGGGGGCGAAGGAGACGTTCATCCAAAAATCGCCCCCTCTTCATAGAGCAGCCCAAAGCCGGTGATCGCGAAGGAGCAGTTCATGATGTCGGCGGTCAGCCGGACAGCGCCGACGCGGCCGATGGTGCCGACGCCGGTCCAGTTCGACCACGCCCGGGTGACGCCGCCCCAGCTGGCGGTGTCCCACTCGGCGACGTCCCAGATCGCGCCGTCGTCGGGGGCGTCGAGAAGCTCCGGCACGTTCAGCACCTTGCTGTCGTCGTAGTCGACCTTGAGGTCGACCGCGTAGCGCGGGTTGCCATCGGTGACGATGTAGGGCTGCAGCATCTTGAACTGCTTCTCGGCGGGGGTCTTGAACTGCGACCACGCCAGCTGCACGTCGACGCGGATCGGCTTGCCCGCGTCCGACCGATAGTCCTGATGCATCTGGTAGACGTTGCCGAGATCGTCGCCGAAATACAGGTAGGGCTTGATCCAGCCCCAGCTGCGCGCCTGCACGCCGTCGTAGGTCGACCAGATCGGCTTCGGCATGCGCCGGACGGCCTGATGGTAGCGGCCGCCGCCCATCGGCATGTTGGCCATGAGCCGCCCGGTCGTCGGGTTGAGGAACAGCATCCAGCCGGGCTCGTCGGGGTGGTTGAGGCTGTGCCGCAGGAAGTAGGACAGCATGCCCTCGTCGATGGCGTCGATGCCCTCAAGCTGCGACTTGATCTGCGTCGCCATCGGCGTGACCCCGGTGGCGATCAGCATGAAAAGCTCGCCGCCGTAGTTCAGCACCGAATGCTTCGACATCGGCGGGTCGGAGCGGAACACGCCGACCAGCGCCATGTCGGAGGCCGGGTCGACGCCCGAGTAGATCGCGCACTCGCCGTTGGTGGTGTAGATCACCAGCTGGTCGTCCATGCCCATGCCGCCGTCGACCGTCCACGTCGCCATCGTTCGGATGGTGCCGCCCTTCTTGAAGATCGAGTTCATCGGCAGCACGCCCAGCACGCCGTCCTTGGCCTGCAGCGGCAGGTAGTAGACCGCGAGGTTGGTCTCGTCGGCGAAGAAGAGCCGGTTCTGGTGCGCCAGCACGACGGCGAACTCGTTGGGGTCGAGCCACGTGTTGCCGACCGGGGCGACGACCGCGAGCTTCTCGAAGGAGCCCTGCACGGTCACGCGCATGGTGCCGGTGGTCTGGTCGCCCGGAGCCCCGGTGAGGTCCACGCCGACCAGCGAGAAGGTGTTGGCCGGGTTGTTGACCGACGTGATCCGATGTGCGCCATTGGCCAGCGCGTGACCGCTGTCGGCACCCGAGATGATCACGGTCTTGCCGTTGACGAACTTCGTGATGTCGGCCGCCGCGACCGTCACCTGACAGGGGTTGGCGGGCGGCGGCGGCCCGACAGCGGGGCCTCCGGCGATCTTGGTGACGACGATGGCGGCGGTCGCCGGATCGGTCTTGCCGTCCCAGCCCCAGACCCCATCGGAGCCGTTGACCATGACGGTGTACTCGACGTCGCCAAGGTTCGAGTGCGAGGTCCAGTGCCAGTCGTCGCTGGTGAAGCCGGAGCGCCACACGACGCCGGTCTCGGCATCACACAGCGTCTTGTTGGTGGCCGCCGCGAGGCGCTCGGGGGTGCCGTAGTGCGGGATCAGATGGGCGACCGGCTTGGCCCCGGTACATGTGGCGATCTTCTTGCAGCCAGAGCGTACCGAGATCCGGTCGTCGTCGACGTTGAAGTTGGTGAGGATCGCCGCGTATTCCGGGTCGGTCTCGTTGGTCGCGGCGAACGAGTTCATGCCCTTGGCAGGGGTCGAGATGTGTTCGAGCTTGGCGCGCTTCGCCTTGGTCTTGACGAAGCTCGGGACAGCCTTGCTGACATACCGGGACGGCAGCTGCCTCATACGACGCGGCTCCACTCCTCGTTGAGGTCCAGCACCCGGTTGTTGGCGCGGGTGGCGATCTTGGCCATGCGGTTGCCGAAATCGCGCATCTGCTCGGAGAACTCGAGACCCTTGGCGGCGAGGAACCGATACTTGAGACCGGCGATGATGAGGCGGCCGTCGAACAGGATGAGATCGGTGTCGACCGTCGGCTCGGGCTTGAAGGTGAGGCCGTCGGCGCTGACGACCCAGTGGCTGTCGCCCAGCAGGTCTTGGTAGGGCTCCTCCAGCAGTAGCTCGTCGGCCACTGCGGAGAGAAGCGCCGTCATCTGCAGGACGTCCTCGTCAGCCGATCCAAGGGCCTGACTGAGGCTCTTCTGGGCAATGCCGATCTCGCGCGAGGCGTCGCTGACGGCCTTGAGAACCGAGATCAGCTTGGCCATTTAGCTCGCTCCACGGATCCGCAGCTGGTCGATGGTGCTGCGCAGGCTGGCGATGGTCACGGAGGCGTCCTTGACCTGCTCCTCCAGAGCCTCGATGCGGGCATCGCGGTCCTTCAGCATGACCTCGTACTTGGCGGCTCCCCCTTGCAGCTTCACCAGCTTGGCGGCGCGGTCGCAAAGCTCCTGCAGCTGGGAGGGCATGTCGGACTTCTTGGCCTTGGCCAGCTGCTCGACGGTGACGATGTCGCGGGCCGCGAGCATCTTGAACTCGGCCTCGGCGACGGCAGGCCACAGGGCCAGCGGGTATCCCTCGACATAGCTCTGCTTCCGCGCCGCCTGCTCCTTCTGGTACATCTCGAAGGCGAGGCGGTGGTCGTGGAAGTCATCGGCTTCGGCGACCCGCACGACGGAGAGGTAGGGCGGGCGATCCAGCCGGATCATGATGTTCTCGGCGAAGATCGGCATGCCATCGGAGCCCTGTCCGGCATCCTCCCAG